TTTTGATAATCTTTAGCTGCTGCGTCTTGGTTAATCATAACACCATCAAGATAAATCTCGAAAATACCGGGTTTAATTCCACGAACAATTTTATATTGTGCAGTGCCAATTTCAAACTCAATAGTAACTACACAACCTTTACCATTAATCGAGTTTATCAATTGTGGTTTGTTGATGTTACGGAATGGTTTACCAAACAGCGCAAACGTTAATGCGTCTAACATCGTAGACTTACCTTCGCCATTCTTGCCAATGACTAAAGTACTTGCAGATTTGTTGAGGATGATTGTGTTTGCCGAATTACCTGTTGATAGAAAGTTTTGCCAAGTCAACGTTTTAAAAATCAGCATTAGACAACATCCTTATTAAGTGCTTCAGTGTATAAAGCTTTCATAAAATTCTTCACCTTATCTTTGTCGACGTCAGTTTCAACAGAGTCGATATAATCAGACAATACACTCGACGTATCTTCTAAGTTGATGTTCTCATCAACCTGACCGTCGCTAAACTCTGAGAAATTTTCAATGATCTTTACTTCGAGTGGATTACGAAGATAAACTCGATTGATAAACTTATCAAATTTATAGAAGTCAGTCTTATTAATAACAACTATCTTTACATACTTATCAGTTACAAAGCTTGTATCAACTCCGTCTGGATCTTCTTTAGTATCATCATATTCATAGCGTTCAAATAGACTATATGGATTCTGAATGAATTCCAATTTACGAGTATCAAGATCAAAGAGATGGAAACCTCGAGGATCTTTATAGTCCTGCCATGTTAATTCATACGGGTTGCCAAGATAAAACACATGGCCGTCGTCAGAACGATGATGATAGTGTCCGGAAAAAACCATATCAAACTTATTAAACGACTCTTTAGATAATCCGTCATGAGATTCTACTCCTCTATACATTGCAAAACCTGAGATCTCAAGGTGACCCATACAAATCTCAGCTGTAGTGTTCTTAATTTCATTCATTGAATCTGCATAGTTATCTGCACAGATCCAAGGGAGAAAACAAACAGGTGTTCCAAAAACATTAACGGTTTCTGGTCTTGTAACAATGACAATGTTACTGTACTCTTTTAATGTTAGTTCAGGACTATTGACTTCGTTGGTGTTCTTAAAATACGTATCATGATTTCCAGCAATCATAGTGATTAGGATACCAGCTTCGAAAGCCTTATCGAAGAACATCTTCTTAGTGCGAGAAAGTGTATTAAAGTTTATAAATTTACGACGATCAAAAGTATCGCCAAGAATAAGCATTGTAGTAATGTTTTCTTCCTTTAATTTAGGAAAGAAAACATTTGCATAAAAATTCTCATAGTAATCTAGACACTGTATACTATCGCCACGAGCGCCAAAGTGTTGATCTGTTATGATTGCTACTCTCATCGTTTCTTTACCTCTAAGACCTTATCATACCCATATGCATAAAATAAAAATTCAATAAACTTATCAATCTCTGCTTCATTAGTATTTGGCAACTCACAATAAACGGATGCTGCTAATGCTACTTTATCTAACCAATCTTTATCGGCCATGTGAAATTTCATCACTAAAGAAAGGATTGTTATCTTCGTTTGGAATTATCTTTGTGTCATCAATAAAATTAGCAAGTGACTGTTCAAGTTTTTCTTTCTTTTTCTTTTCTTTATTTTTTATAAACGAATCGTCGAAGTTGGAGTTAGCTTGAATAAATGCAGTGTAAGCATTCTTAAAATCTACGTCATCATCATGTCCTTGTAAATCAAAGGAGTCAAAAGCCATGTCTTGAATAAGTTTACCCTTGATGTACGATTGCTTTTTTTCCTTAGCAATGCGACGAAGAAAAGCAAAATAGATTACTTGTGTAAAGTAGGAGAATGGATTTGAGGATTTCTCTGGATCGAAGGAGTGCATGCATTGGATGCAGTTTTCAATTCCATCTAGAATCATATCGTCTTTATACGAGTAGTTGATAAAGTTCGACTTCCTACTTAGACCAGTAGCGATCTTTAGAATACATTCGCCAAGGTATTCTGGAATACGAGGGATATCAGTCGAGTTAGCTCTAGCAGCTAACAGTTTTTCCCGGTAATCCTTGATGAACTCAAGCATCTGGGCGTTGTTGACGTAGTGGGTTGCCATTAGGACTCCATTGTGGTTTTCTCTATTATACACTAGAGAATAAACATTGTACAATAGTGTTTAGACGCATTTAGATTGTACAACTGCGCAAAGCAGTGGTATAATAAATCTATGGATTTCAAGATTAATGAAGAATTCTATCGCTAGGTATATTAACTGGTTCTTCTTTGGCTGGTTGGATATTATCTTCCGATTCCATCAACTTTATAATACGAGCATAGTACTGTATCATATTAGGATCTAGCTTCTTCTTGTAGATTAGATTCTTATAGCTAAAAGCAAATACATTGTCTTCTGCAAACTGACAGAACCGTGATGTAACAGCTTGTTCAACATGTTCTCCATCTCGAACAATATGTACCATCTTTACAATTATAGGATCTAGTACAACGATTCCTTCGCTAATATCATTCAGCAGAACACCAATCATTTGTTCTCCCGATATTAGTTTAAATACTACATATTCATTCAACTGGTACCTCGACAATCTTATAGACAAACTTTTCTTCAGAATAAGTCTTTAGTCTTTCTGCTAAGTGACCAAGAGTATGATTCTTATAAGACTTCCAATGTAGATCATCGCTAATGTCATATAGATTGCAATGAGTCTTACCTTCTTTCAGTCTTAATCCTCTACCAATAGATTGCAGATTACGAATCTTAGACTTACTCGGTGAAGCAAAGATAACATTTTCTATTGATGGAATATTTATACCTGTTGAGAATACACCGAATGAAGCAATACAGATAGCATCAGTTTCATTCTCCATAAGCTTACGAGCTTCTTCTCTAGCATCTGTATCAGTTCCGCCATAGATAAAGAATACTTTTCTTTTATCACCAGCTTTAGCAGCAATCATTTCATGTAAAATCTTACCATGCTTAGCAACCATTTGAAATAGCACCAAAGTGTTGCCTTCACAATTTAGCGTGAGATTACGAATAAAACGATTACGCTTTTCATGCCCAATGATAAAGTTAATCTCATCTGGATACTGAGCTCTATTCATTATTTTACAAGATGTATCGTCGTATTTTAGTACGATACAAGTAATCTTTAGATTTGCAACTCTATTTGAATCCATCAACTCACGAGTAGAAATAACTTTATGAATTGGTCCAAAGATTCCTTCTAGAACAAGTTTATGTACCTTCTTATCATCGAGTGTACCAGTAGTACCTATACGATATTGTACATTAACCATCTTATCCATGACTGAAGTAAGAGATTTTGCTTTAAAGTTGTGAGCCTCATCGCCAAAGATAACATCAAACTGGTTAAACCAAGCAGAGGGTTGCTTATAGATTGATTGCCATGTAGTGATTAGTACATCTGCTTGCACATCCTTAGTAAATCCACTATATAGTTTCTGACAGTGTCTATCGGTCTTCCACCCATTAACGGAAGAGTAATCTGCAAAGTCTGCGTACAATTGTTCGACCAATGATGTGGTTGGAACGATAACAATACACTTCCTCTTATTTTCAAGGTGCCATCTCATCGTAGTGTAAATGATAAATGATTTACCAGATGCAGTAGGTGATAGCAATAATGTACGCTCATCTGTTAGAGCCTTATATACTGCGTCTACTTGATAGTCATAGATCTCAATCGGCACTCCGCGAGAACTAGGGTTAAGCCACTTAGCATACTCTACAATCTCTTCTCGAGTAATAGTACTTACTGGTAGTACTTCATTAGTGTACTTAATTTCGTATTGATTACGTTCTGCAAATCCAATAACATATTTTAGAAGACCAACGTATAGTGTCTTACGGTACATATCATACATGCGTATCTTCCCATCCCACTGTCCACTTCTATAAGCAGGCGTAAACTTATAACCCTCTACTTGAAAAGTAAAGAATTCCGACAGTTCTTGTGTGATTGAAGGATCAGAATAGATCCGTAAGTGAACGTTGTTTATCTTCTCAATTGTAATCATTATGCACCAGCAACGAATTGTTTCCAAGTAATGGCATTTCTAATTTGCCAATCACGGGATTTTATTTGACCAAGGATAGACTCTAATGCTTCTACCATTCCTTTTATATATGCGCTCTTTATGTTGATCCTATTCAGATCAGAGTCGCCTTCAAGGAATTCATCCATTTCGTTCTTTAGTGGTTTAACACCTTGCCATTGATTCCAATTAAGTTCAATGAGTTCGTCTTTACCCATTTCGCCACGATAGTAACGAAATTTCTTTTGCCGAAGTGTATTGTATTCTGCTGTAAGCGCAGATAGCTTCATCTTATGTTGAATAAGAAAGCGTAAATATTTTGCGTGAAGTTGTGGGCTTTTAACTGACTCACGATCAAGATGATCGCTGTTGATATTGCAATCAACGTCCCAGAGGTCATGAAGTTCTTCAATGTTCATAATGTATTTCAGTGATAGCCTTTCGGCCAATAATTAAACGAATTTATAATAAGAATAAGAAAAGTTTGCGCTTCCAATTAAATATGTCACATCTTGACTCGTGGATGTAAACGTTATGCTCTCTAAACTTTGCGGAATACAATCTGCAAATTGAATAGTTTGAATGATGTTATTGTCATTACCTAATATAACTAATGTAGCATCTGAAGAGGATTGTGCTACTTCACTTAAAGATGCTGGTACTGCACCTCCAATGGTAGTAGTATATTGTGCATAATCTTCTGGAAATCCTAATCCTATAATCCAATTGTGAATTGCTTTATAGTTTTCCATCTTAGAGTCAATTAAGAACTGTATTCTAAGAGGTTCGAAGTCAATCTGATCACCAGATAATGGTACTCTAGAAAATGGAGTTACTTGCATAGCTTCAGGAAGAGTGATAGCCGGTATAGAAACTTCTTGACAAAAGTAACTCAATGTTGATAATCTTTGAAGCGAAAACAAGTATCCATTAGGTGATAATGGGTTAATGTTTTCTGGAATTTGTGTAGCCATATTGTTATTTATACGAAAAAAGGGAGACCGAAGCCTCCCTTTTAAAATGTCTATCTTACGTAGACTTAACTCGATTACATCAAGTTGGTAACTGCTACCTTGCGATAGTAGATGTTTTGTCCAGAAGACAAGCTAGTGAACGGATTTGCTACCATACCATAACGGGTTTTGAAACCAATTTTTGGTTGGAATGTAGCTGGATCGATAGCACGAACTTTTTCTAGTGGCACGTATGGGCAATAGAAAAGACCAGCGTCGAATGCGGAAGTACCTTTGTAACCAGCAACGAAGAACTGAGTAGCAGCTTGGTTAGCAGAGTATGGATCAACATACACTTTATACTTACCATTTAGAACACCAGCGAAAGTGGTGCTTGCTTCGTCAACGTTTAGACCAGTAGACAATGCAGGAGCATAGTCAAGAACACCAGCCATTGCTAGAGCACTTGCAACATCTGAAGAACAGATGATGAAGTTACCACGACCACGACGAGTTTGTTGAGCAATTGCATTAGCTTCACGTTCGATTTGGAACATTAGACCCTTGAATTTTTCAACAGACCAACGGCCGTTAGCATCAACGTCCAAGTCGAAAGTACCAGCAGTTGCTGTACCAACTTGAGCACCAACCTTAGCACCAACGTATACTGTACGTAGAACTTCACGGTTGATTTCGTTCAAGATTTCGCTTGAAAGAATGTTGCTTAACTCGCCTTCAGCGTCAAGACCGTGAACTGCTTTCAAGTCTTGTGCTAATTCAACAGTATATTCTGCCTTCAATGCACGAGTTTGAGCGGTTACAGTAGTCTTTTCGATGCTGAATGCCATCTGACCAAATGCAGTAGTATCACCAAGACCTTCAGCGGTTGCTGTAGTCATAGCAGTACCAGTTGTATATGTACCGCTTAGTGGGTTAGAACCAGCGTGAGCAGGAGATGCTGCACCAGAGAAGTCAGTATCTGCTTCGTTGAAAAGTGCTTCAGTACCACCTTGAGTAGCGTACTTGCTTTTCATAGCAAAGATCAAACCTGTAGGTTGAGTCATTGGTTGTACACCAGCGATGTCATAAGCGATCATCTGTGGAGCTGCACGACGTACTAGGGAAATAAGAACTGGATCATAACCAGCCATATTTGCATTGGTACCAGCGCCACCTAGAGAAACACCATCACCACCAGCGTTAGCAGGAGTTGCTTCGTTAAGAGCTTGATAGGTCTCAGACATTGCGCGTTCTTGGTTTTCTAGAAGAACCGCAGTTACTTCTTTACGATAGCTAGACTGAATAGGTGTAGCTTCTGTAGCTTCCAAAATTGGAGACCACTTTTTGATTAATTCTTGACGGGTTGCCATTTTATTTTTCCTTTTAATGGATGTTTATTTTTTACCAAGTGCACGAAGAGTAGCAGCCATTCTAGGACTGATAGTTTCTTCAGAAAGTTGCACTGGCTCATCTGTCACGACTGAACTAACAGTCTTACTTACCTTCTTACCAAAATAATTTTCCTTAATGGTTTGAAGTTTCGTCTTAAAGGTATCAGCATCTTCGAAGGCAAGTTCTTCAGCTAGGCCGCTGAACTTATCTACGTCGGTATCAACCATTCCAGCTGCAGATTCTGCAATCGCAGCAACTTTCTTCATTTCATTTACTTGTTTAGTCAATTCAACGTTATTTGCTAATTGTTCGTCAAGTTTAGCCTTTACAGAACTAATCTCTTCTTGCATTTCGCCTAGAACATCAAACTTTTCTTCAGGTACATCAATGTAGTGTTGTTCGAAAAGACCTTTCATACCGGTGATGAAGCTCTCCATGATATCACTCTTCATACCATTCTCAAGGGCAAGCTCATTATCTGTCATCCACTGCTCAACTACGTAGTTGAGATATCCATCAACTTTTTCAACAAGACCCTCTTTGATTTCTTCAACTTGTTCAGCAAGTGAAGTCTCAAACTGTTCATCAAGCTTAGCAATTTCTTGCTTAACTCGAGTTACTACAGCTGCTTCAAAAATTGTAGCAGCTTTAGTTTTAAATTCTTCTGATAGTTCTTCGCCGTTAATTAGAGCGGCAACGTCTTCAGATACGTCGATTGTAAGTTCTTCAGAATCAGCTTCTTCAATAGCAGCTTCTGCGTTTTCTTCAACTTGTTCATCTTGCAACTTCTTTGATTCTTCAAGAAGGTCAGCAATTTTTTGTTCGATAGACATTTGTTTATTCTCCTAAACTAGATTATTTATTTATTACTTTAGATTATTCAGAAAATTCTGAAATGCTTGTACGGAAACTTCGTTCAATCGCTTAGATGGAACATTCTGAATAAGTTTCTTAGTTTGTTCAATATGCTTTTGTTCAAAGCGTCCATCAACAAAAACCCACTCTGCCGACTCCATGATACCTCTTACGAAAGCATCTGGTGCTGAAGGATCTGCAACGATGTCTGCTGCTGTTGACAGCATGAAATCGTCTTGAACAACTTGAATACCTTCTTTATTCATACGAAGGGAACCAAGTGCTCTACTGGAAACACCGAGATTTGCTCCGCCTTCAAGAAGGCTTCGTGCAATATTGCCCATTGGCGTTTCCATGATCTTTGCTTTACCAATATAATTAGTACCTTCTTTACGAAGGTCGACGATCATATGTGATACTCTATCTAAATTGATAGATGGAGAATCTGGATGACCAAGTTCTCCATAGGCAGTATTCTTATTTACTTTTTCAAGCATATAACGTGCAACTTCTTTATCCATTGTAGATTCTGGATACATGCGACCGTTACGATTCTTTACTTCTGATTGAAGGAATACACCTTCAATAAAATATTCTTTACCTTTACCGAGTTTGTTTTCGGTAATAAGGTTAACTGTTTCTACAACTTCTTTAATTAGATACATGATTAGCTTCCTACTGCTGAGGTGTTATCATATACACTGAACTGTGCAGTTTCAATTTTGCTTGAGTAGCCAGTTACTTTTTGTAAACGTATCATTAGTTCAGCTTGACCACCACTAATTGTTACAACGATATCAGATGTTGCTTCTGTGTTATCTGCAACACAGAATTGACCGCTAAGATCTAATTGACCAGATGCTGCACTAAGAAGGGTAAATACAGTCACGCCGTTTCTAACAATTGTAATTACACCAGCAGCTGAGCCACTCCAAGTCAACGTAGTAATTACTACTGTTGGAGTACCTCCTGCAGTAAGTGCTTCAGTTGAACGAAGCAAATCAGTTGCTAAACTAATAGTAGAAGAAGCAGCAGTACCTGCAACTTTAACTACACAATCTGTTTCTGTTAATTTTAAAAAGCTTTTTACGACCGCCATATTAGTTCCTTATTGATTATATTTATCATCAAATAGAGATTAGATTTATTCTGAATCTTCGACCGCTACGGTAGGGTTAAACATAGATTGTGCTACTTGAACTCTATACGCATCTAAACTAGACGATAGCTTTTCAGCCATGGTAGCATCAAAGGCGTGTTCAATATCAATTGAATCGCCGGAAATTAAAGCATCTACTAAATCACGTGTATTCATTTTTCATCTCCAGTGTCTTTCATTTTACTGATATCAGCTTGGGCTTGACCTTTTACCATCATATCATTTACTTCAGTTGCTTGTTTAGCAGCGTTATGTGTTTCATTCTCTGCGTCGATCTCTTCAATCTGTTCATCATTAAGCATAAGAATATTACGTTTAATGTATGTTGGAGAATAATATTTTCCAACGAATGGATCTAGAGAAGTCAATAGATTAATTCTACCTTGCATGATTTCATTTTCTTTAATCTCGGCAAAGTGATTATCCTTCATATAATCAAACCGAATAGTCTGAGACATATCTTCCCAGTCATCAATATTAATTATTCCTTTTAGCACTAACTGAATCTTTAGTGCATCTAAAAATAAATTTGAAAACTTTTTGCGTATACGTGAAACAAACTTAGTAAACTTAATCTCATCGCGAGTAATCTCAGATGAACGCCCCATGTTGAATCCGCCATCGCCTTTTAGACGACTCATTGGAACATTCAATGCTTGATATAGTTTATTCTGAAAGAACTGAATGTCTTCAATTTGACCAAGAGTTTGTCCACCCGGAAGTGTAGTAATCTCTGTGCCTTTACCACCTTCACGACGTGGCATCCAGAAGTCTTCCATCATAGACATGTGTTTACGATCATCACGGACTTCGCCGGTAGTTGCATCGTAAACAACCTTGTTGCGGAACTTATTCATCAAATCATTGACGTATTGTTCAGCTTTTTGTTTTGGTAGATTACCAACGTCAACATAGAAAATTCTACGTTCTGGTGCTCTACTAATACGATAGATGACTAAAGAGTCTTCCATCATTTTAAGTTGATTCACTAACTTAATGGCCTTATGCAAATATGATAGCATAAGACCTGTATTTTGGTCTACTACTCCTGATGGAGTATAGAGAATAGAATCCATAGGAAGTTTAATTCCTTGACTTGTGGATTCTGTAATACCCTTATCGTTATAAAGATAGTACTCTTCTATTTTCTTAATAATGTCCACGCCTTGTGGATTCTTTTGTTTTTGTACATTCTTAATCTTGCGAATCTTACGGCAATCAACTGGTCTTAGTTCAGCGATACCATTTTTAGGATTTGCTTCATCTACTAAAATCTGATAGTATAGTCTACCATCAATGTACCAATTACGAAAGATGTCATGACCTTTTTGATCGAATTTCAAAAGAGCCATGACGTTCTTAAACTCGTCAGTGATCTTGGTTTTAATTCCAGCTGAAACTTTTAGATCATCTAGAACAATTTCAACTGGTGCATGATCTTCTTCTGCAATAATAGCTTCATTAGTGATATCATCAATAGCACTATCGCAGTCTGGATATTGTGATACTTCGCGGTATCTACGAATAAGGTCGTTTTCACCTTTAATCGTATCATCCATGTTCATCACATGAGCATAATAACCAGCTGTCGACGTTACAACAGTTGAACCATCATCTTGTGATGGAGCAACTATCGATAATGGTTCAGGTTGTTTCTTACGCTGAATTTCAAAACCAAAAACTTTCATTATATATCGTTTCTAATTAGATTGGGAATGAACCTATTGGAGTGTCAATAGAAACATTAACACCAACACCACCATTAGTTGATGTATTAGAAGTCCAGTAGTTATATGTAAACGTAACGTCGAATATTTCAACTGCATTTGATGTGTCAAAGTCAAGAGCAATTGCACCAATTTCAGTTGGATATGCATCGATGAATGTGTAAGTCTTAACAATAGCACCATTACGATCTAATTGGTGTACGTTTAAGTCTACTTGATAATCACGTGGATTTACACGACCATTGCTAGTTGTATAATTCTGTACGCCATTAGACCATTGTTCCATTGAATTACGAATAGCAAAATCTGTATCGTTATATACTGAGATAGTCCATGGTGCAAATGTACGCTCACCAGCAATGTTAACAGCACGTCCACGATATTGAAGTGGAACGTTGTCAATAGTTGAACCTGGTAATTGAGCTGACTTGCATAAGAACTGAGTCTTCAAGCCAACAATAGGACCTGCTGATACATATGAAGGGAATGCTAACTCTACTCGGAACTGATTAGCGCGAGCGCCACCACCGGTAAGTTGTGCTTTAAAATCTGAAATGTTAGCCATTAGTGTGACTCCTTATTACTCTTATTTATAGGAATTGGCGGGATTCCCGCCAATTTAATTAGGCACCAATTTCTTCGAAGCTTACACTAGAGCGTGCTGCAATGAAGTTTAGCGTGATGTAGTTGATAGAACGGTTAGGTTTGATAAAGATATCAGCAACAAATTCGTTACGGTCAATAACTTCTCCAGTATTATTAGCTTCATCGCACTTAACACGGAAGTCAGTAACACCACGGCGACCTTGTACATCTCTTAGAAATGGTTCAACTAGATTCTTAAACTGTGCACGAGTAAAACCATCATTGAATTCAAACATCTGAAACTTAGCAGCTACAGCGATTGATTTTTCAAGAACAATAAACAAGCGACGAACATTGATACGATCAAATGCACTTGGCTTAGTCAACATAGTCTTATCACCATAAAGGATAGTGCCTTGACCTGGGAATGTAACAACTGGATTAATACCAGCTGAGTACAATACATCACGATCTGTTTGACTTGGATTGAATGCTAGTTTAACTACGTTCTTAATTTGACCACGATTGAAACCACCTGGAGAGAACCAAGGGTCTGCAGAGTAATCAGTGCGAGCGCATAGACCAGCAATGTCGCCATTTAATGGAACATAACGATATGAATCATTGTAACGATCATATTGATATTTAAAACCAGAATCCATTACAGCATATGAACTATTAATGTTGGTAGCATCATGATAAGCAATCAATGCTGCTGTTGCAGTTGAACCTGTTGATGTGATAGGAGTACCATCTACATTACGTGGAGAGATAAACAATACACAATCTTTGCGTCCGATGACACCGGTAGAACCTTCAACAACGTTGTCTAAGATATATTTCGCTGTAGCAGGTGAAACGTTACCAGCTGGAATTAGTGAGATGTCATATTGATCTGCATTTGCGTAGACAGAGTACGCAGTTTGTACATCACTATCTGCAGCATCAAAATCATCGACACCACCGATTAGAGAAATATCAAATAGACGCGCTAGCACACCTAGTTCATCGGATCCAAGAGAATTTTTTACTCCAATAGTGCTCGACCCCCAACCAGGTTTAGAAATAGATACTACGCTAGCAGTAGCAGCTGTTTCTGCAACAACTACTGTAGATGTTACTGCGATTACATAACTAGTCACAGCAGGTGGTGTAGCAGTATTATAAACTGGAGTAATGCTGGTTACTGTGTATACATTATTATTTGAACTTGTACCAGTTACATTAATCTGACGTACACTCTTATCAGGAGCTGCATCATAGAAAGTTTTATACGCAGCAATTTGTGCAAATTGAGTAGTATCAGATGTAGTGATTTTAGCTGGAACAGCAGCTGTTTGACCAGATGCAGCAACATAAGGACTGAATACTGTAGCACCAAGTGTAACAATAGCATTACTTAGTGGATCAGACAAATAAGTATTAGGATGTGCTAGCAACCAAATATATTTTGACTGTGAATTAATTACACTCTTATAATAATTGTTAGAACCATCACTTCTTTTTGCATCTGATATTTTAGATAAGAAAGAATATTTTTCTAAAATAGTACCAGGAGTTCCACTAAATGTACCAGTTGCGTCATATACTGCGATATGAAGTTCATCGTTCGCAGTAGTGATATTTAGATTGCCAGTCTGTGCAGCCCATGCACTAGTTCCAGGAGCACCATTAAATGCTTGTTTAACAGTATCTGGTGCTAAAGCCCAATTACCAGCATCTAATACTATTACACGGAGACCGTTTCCTCTAGATCCAGGAAATTTAGCAGCAAATGCACCATAGATTCCAGAATTAACGCTTGCAGAATATGAATTTATATAGTCAGTAGCATTTTTAATCTTTGTAGCAACAAGTGGAAATGTTGTTATTTGCGCTGTAGCAGCAGTTCCTGTAGCACCTGCACTAATGGTGATAGTAGGAGCACTTGTATAACCAGAACCTGCGTTTGTAACAGTAATACCTGTGATAGTTCTAGCAGTAGAAACAACAGTAGAATTCACAGTACCCGTAGCTCTAACGCCTCCGGCCAATTGTGGTGCACTAAATGTTACAATAGGTGTATCACTACTAGCATATCCAGAACCTGCGCTTGTAAGAACAACATTTGCTTGTAAAACAGTACCAGACATGGTTTCTACTGCATTTTTAAGATTTGGCGCGTTTGTTCTAGAAACTAAAAGGTTATTAGTATACGCTAAGAAATTAGCTGCTGTGAAAAATGATGAATAGTTTGCATCGGTTGGTGCTCCAAAACGCGATACTAGATCGGTTTCAGATGAAACTCTAACTGGATCTTCTACTGGGCCCCAAGCAAATGGTCCAGCGAAGGCTCCAGCCGAAGAAGATACTGCTGGCACGATTGAAGAAAAATCTTTTTCTACAACGGCTACTCCTGGGCTTAGTTGAAAAGGCATGTTTAAACTCCTGTTATTATGCAATGAAACATCTGTTGATGTCTATCTTTATTTATATATACTCTATTTTAGAAGTTAGCCATAAGGCCATCTTCCGTACGCTGTCCATCATCTAGGAAACCAAACGGAGTTAAATCCATCTCGATCTGTTTCATTTGATTCTCATACATCACTTGTCTAATATTGTGATTACTTAAGTCTTTAAAATATTGACTAGTGGTAGCCCACGAAAACAATACTAAAGGCATTACTAGATCATCATGATAACCCTCATCTGCTTCATAACTATTCTTTATTTGAATAAAGGTAGAAATCTCAGATATAACATCAGCATCAGGAATCAACAATCGTTTTTCCTCAACTAATGATTTAAAGTTTGAACATCCAATACGTTTGACTTTCTTATCGGTGATAACTCCTAATTGAGTCTTACCGCCACCAAAACCACCCGATATTGTCTGACCATCACCACTTCTATTTACCATTACAACATTATCATATTCGTATTCACTATATAAAATATCTGCAACTTGTTCTGAAGAATTAATTTCTATTAGAACATACGCAGTATTATATTCTCTGCCTACTTTATTTATAACAGCAGGATATAGCATAGGACTAATTCTATTGTCTCTGTATTTTGCAACTAGTTTATATGGTAACTCTGTCATATCAATTACAACAAATGCAGAATAGTCACCACCAACTCCTTTTGCAGTATCTGCAGTTAGTGTATATACATGTTCAGCAATTGGCTTTTCATATACATCAAATCCATCCTTACTATATATTATAGATCCAGGAGACATTTGAGAAATCGTATTAGAATTAATTAGTGTTAAACTCGAACCAAGAAAAGTACACAATACTTCTTGATTAAATTTAATATCACCGAGTAGTCTATGTTGTTCATTTGCCCATGCTGCATCTCTTCCTGGAATTTCTGTGTATGGAATAAACAATGGAACGAATCCATTACGATCATTCTCAGCATCATTCCAAAATTTCCAGAAATGATTATATCCTAAAGGAGTTGAACTTAAAAGAATCTTAGTAGTTTCACCGGCAGAAATTGTTGGATAAACTGAAGCAAAGAATTGTTCTGCAACTGTGTTTGGGATAATTGCGGTTTCATCAACATACAACATATTGACAGACTTACCACGAATACCCGATGCTGATGTTGCAGCGGTGAATACCTTTGATAAATTCTCTAATTCAATATCGCCTTTATTCCAAGTTGTAACACCTTGCTGCATCCATAGTGGAAGATTCTCATACATTAATTGGTAACGATACAACACTTCTCTAGCTGCAGTTGCCTTATTAGCAAGAATAGCAACTGTCTTACTCGGTTGAAATATTGTGTACCAAAGAATGTAAGCAGCAGATGATGTGGTCTTACCTTGCTGACGACCTTCCATTAGAATAACCTTACGGTTATTGTGGATGACGTTGATCTTATTTACTTGACATGGATATAACTTGAAAGGTATTAAACCCTGATCAAGTGAAACAATCATACAATAATTGTTTATAAAATAGATAGGATCTTCAGCACACTTTAAATATTCTTCAAGTTGTTCTTTTGTGAAACCTATAACTTGGCCAGCAGCTTTAAGACCACTATTAGAATTATAAGATTTTAAACTATCACTCATGTATTATATATTTTCAGTCCAACTATCAGTGCTAGTAGTAGTTGTAACATTTCCAATTCCAGTATTAATAGCATTATCTATGTTACTATCTATTATATCGTTTATAGACACTGTAGTCTTATTAATAATCTTACCATCAGTTACAGGTCCATAGAAATTACATTTAAGTGTAAAGTTAATTGTATATGTTACAAATCTTCTGGTTTGAAAATCACCATCATAATCATCTTGCACTGATATATTTTCAAGAATAATAGGAACATCCATAATAATATCATTATTAGGAATAGGCTTTAATGATAGAGTATATTCCGGAGTAAAATAAGGTAATATCTGTTCAATGATTTGCAATCCATCTTCTTGAGTTTTAGTTAAAGCATATAGTGATATATCGATATTATATGGTACCGGTGCGTATATTTTATTATGTGCACTAGTTGCATCATTAATAGTAATGTAATTCATTCTATTTGTTTTGCGGGATGCATCGTAAGTTAGACTGGTGATCTCAAATGATAGTCTAGGCAATGTTGTATATACGTGATTCTCCAGCATTGGATCTTGCTCAATACGAACTAACCACTTTTCCTTCGGTGCATATGATATTGGGATTGCAAGAGTCTGAGCGGTCACTCCATTGTTCTTACGTTCAATGCGAATACTACTGAATAGACTTCCAAATGCAATAATTACTTTGCGTGTTATACCATGATAAAAAATATTATTGTTTAGCATGTTATTCACCAAAAGGATTATTTGTGTCAAACACTATCGGAATAGATTGACTTTTAAACTTAGTGTTGTCACCATATGAATCAACTACATCAATGTTTGTTTGCAACGTAGTATCATATGTCTTAAGTGTTTGAAACACGTCAATATCAGGAATTCCAGTTTCCATTTTCTCAGATGCATATTGGAATAGTTCTACTTGAATTTTATAGACGTATAGCTTTCTCAATTGATAAAATGGATCTTGATGATCCACAAACTTAATTTCAAATAAACCTTTAGTCAGTGGAAAATATAATAAATCGCCTTCGCATGGACGATTAGGTAGAACAGTTGTTCCGTGTTTACCAACAACTCGTTCCCAAGTACGACGAGCGCATGTTAGCGTTGCAGACTGCTCCATCATCAAACCAAACTTTTGAATAAAAGCGCCTTGTCCCTCAAATCCATCAACTGATTCTAAGTACATATCAATTGGATATGCATCTTTAAATTTAGACAGACGGTCTTCGCCGAGAATCTCGTCCTTAGCAACTAGTGTTCTAGGAATGTAGTAGAATTGTTGTCCCCAGATAGAGATAGACTCTACGATCAAATCTTCAAGAAGATATTGTTCGTTTCTAGTGCCATGTGAAAAATATACATTAGGCATAATTAACCAAGGAAAAAATCAAGAGGTGCGGACTTATTCATTATCTCGTCTTCAAGCTCTTTAATCTCTGATACTGCTTCAGAATACAATGCTGGACCATCAACTGATACTCCACCGGGCAATTGCAGACCAGAGAATTTCTTAAGATTAACAGCCCATTGTTTCTTGATTAACGCAGTCGTATAGTGCTTAATCCAAGTCTCGTTGTACATGCGCGGAGCATCTGCAGGATCCAACGCGCGATAACACTCCACTAAAATATAACTACCAACTTCCATCTTCTCTTGCCACATTGTATCGATGTAGAGTCTATTGTTTAAACGATTGAATCTATAAAGTGGATGACCATTAAGAGTTAAGTCTAGTAATGCGAGATGGCTCATTACCTGAGTGTAGTACATCACAGACGTACTGGTTAGATCATAGAGATCGTTAAGTCGAAGTTGATACTGTAAGTCAAAGATTGACTTAGAGGTTGAAGTACCAGATGCTATCGGATAAACTTTAGTGATACCATAGATTAAGTCAGGCACGACGATATACTTATCGGTGATATTTTGCTGAGTGATAGCATGCTTCAGGTATACTTTTTCAATACCATCAAAGTGATATTGGCGAAAGTATTCAATAGCTTCATCAACACGATCTTCAACTTGTTGTTCATCAATATTGATTTCAACAACAGGTTCACCTAGTGCTCTTAAACAATATTCTATTAATTCTATTCTAGATGTTACGGCCATGCTTAATCCTTTTTGTATTTATAAATTTTGAAAGAATAGCAATAAAGAACTATTTCCTCCTGCAAACCCGCCAATGCCAGAATTATTTCCAGAATTAAATGAATTGCTTATAGTTAGATATGTAGCTGGCGTAAAGTTTATATCTTTAATATTCATATATTCTTGAAATATGCGCGATGATCCAGTATATGCTAAAGTTGCTTGTATACCATCAGTGCTAGACTTTAATATATTAAGATTACCGCTAACTCCACTTAGAGAGAAACTTTCTACTGTAGTAGTACCAGAAGAAGGTAGTGCTATAGTATTACCATTTATACTTCTTTGTAGTTTAGTAAAATTATTATTACCAGTGATAGTTAATACTCCAACACCACCTTGATCTAATATCGGCCAATAACTACCACCACCAGCAAAAGTCTTAGCAGATGCAGATGTCATACTAATAGTTGCAATATATTGATTTGACGATGTATTTAACTGAGTAGATGTTGCAGTATTCCAAGCAGTTCCACTTCCAGTTATAGTCCATTGACTTGCACCAAAAGCTATCGATCGTGTATTTGAGTTTGAAGAACTAAATAAACCTGTTGTTACATCAAAACTATTACTATCAAATGTTCCACTAGTTAGCGTCAGTGTTCTAGTACTTTCAAGAGTCAATGCGCTAGATAATTGAAATGTGCCATTCACTCCGCTTAATGTTACTGGAAAGTCTATTGTAATACCATTAGTCGATATTGTCTTTGTTCCAGACGTTGCTCCAAATGTTAGAGTAGTTGTACTTGCAACAGTTGTCATCGTTGCTGGCATAGTTAAGTTGCCGTAAATGATAGGACTATTCGCAGTAGTCATAGATCCAGTGAAACTACTGAATGTTAAATTATTGTATGCTCCGGAAGTTCCTCTTATAGTAATGGCATCAGAACCACCAGTTATAGTTAAACTAATTGCGGAAGATTCTCCAACGGCCGGCATGTAAACAGTTCGACCTACTGTCGTAGCAGTTTGGCTTAATGTAATGAGTGGTGCAGTACCAGTCACAGTTAAGTTCGTAGAAGTATTAAAATTGACAGTAGTACCAGTAATATCAGTGCATGTAATAGATCCTGTAGTACCAAATGCTAGCGTGCGCACATTGCTATTACTACTAGCAATAGTTTCGCAAGTAAGATTAAATCCATTAAGATTTAATGTACCTAATGTTAGCGTAACACCACACAATGTTCCGCATGTCAATGCTGCAGATAACTGATATGTAGCACCGCCATCAAATGTCAGAGCGCCTATATCTATAAGGTTAGCTCCAGACGCTATAGTCTTAGTACCTGAAGTTCCACTGAAAGTTAGTGTATATGAAGTGCCATTCATAGTTCCTGCAGCACTTGGAATAGTCAAACTACCATATAGTTTAGTATCAGCCGCTAAAGTAAATGCTCCACTATACCCAGTAAAGTTTAAATTATTCCATGCAGGATTTGTTCCGCCAAGGAGGATATAAGTTCCAGTACCAGCAGCTGATGAGATCGATGGTGCATTACCTTCTACAAAAGCACCTGAAAGTAATGATCTAACACCAGACGATATCGTGGCAGATGGTTTAAATGTTATGTTACTACTTAGAGTTAAATTTGTAGGATCGCTAAAATCAAGTAACACACCATCATATGGCGAAGTCGGAGTTCCTGTAAGTGATATTGTTGTAGCAACGTTTGTTGTAATGCTTCTAGTTATAATGCCAGTTGATGAGATATCTCTAATCGTCATTGCGAAACCATTTAGGTTAATGGTTCCGCCAGATAAAATTACTGATCCGCTATAACTGCTAGAACTATTATTGATATATGCATCTTGCATAGTCCACGAACCTAAACCTGCATCACTTTCAAAGTACCACGCACCTAAATGAGTATTACCACCATTTGTTATAGTTCTAGCAGAGTTGGACCTAAGATATAAAGCACTACCCGCTTGTGTTGCCTGAGCACCACTCCCCATTGTCAAATTTCCAAGTATTTTTAATGGAAAACTACCCCAAGCTCTTTTATCGGCACCAATGGTTACATTTTTGTAATGGCCACCATACGCATTATATGTGTTAGTATTTAGGTTTAAGTCAAAAGATAATGCTGCAAAATCATCGATTGTCGTATAATCTGAGTTACTAGTATTAAAATTTAATCCACCATATGATGTAAGGGTGCCACCGTTAAAAAATAAAAATGAACTCTGCGAATAAGTTCCAGTAATAGTCAAACCTTTAGTGGTGCCAATATCTATACTGACACTTGCCCAAGATACTGTAGTTGTAATTGTTCCAGTAGTTCCGAACGATAATGTACGAGTAAGATTTGAGCTAGAACTGAAGAAATAACACGTTAACCCAGAACTAACATCAAGCGTTCCACCAGTATGATAAATGTATGAATTTACAATCGATGTATTCGCAACTATATTATAAGATCCTAATCCACGAAGATATAATATAAGTTCACCAGGAGAATAAGGTGTTGTAGGATTAATTGAAATAGTTTGTGCAACAGTACCATCGAAATTAAATTCTGTAGGGTCAGTTCCATGTTGAATCATTCCACCGGTAATACTTAGATTTCCTAGAATAAATAAACCATTACTACCAAAATATCCAATCTCCCAAGTTGCAGTTTTTGTAAACGTTACGTTATTTATAAAATAATCGCCATTATAGATACGCCAACCTATATTGGTCCAAGTTCCATTCTCCGGAATTCCCATGGCGCTGTTGTTATCTATAACTATAGAGTCTTGTGCTAATGGAAAATTTGCAGCGCTTGGAGTTCCTCCAGAAGTAAGTGCCCAATGAGGAGAACTGCTACCGCCACCAAATCCATCGGCGTCAGTAGTGCTATTATTAAAAAAAACAGTTCTTCCAGCTCTAAACGTTATATTTGTGTTTCCACCGGCATCTCCAATATTAATACCACTACTTCCAGGCCAAGGGGCTGAAACTCCAGCTGCAGTTATATCTTGAAAATCTATATTCGATAGAGTTGTTGCATCAATTGCTGCAGCAGTAATAGTTCGAGCAACTCCTCTTACGCTAGACTTAAATTGATATCTATAATTGCCGCTGGTAGCTGTACTCTTTGGAAAACTTAGAGTTCCGGTGATAACTTGGTTAGAGTATAATACAATCAAATCCGTGGAAGAACTTGAATTATTACTTATGATATTAAGGTTATTAAATGTATTAGCTCCTGTGATGTCAATGTGGCTGCCTTTAGGATCAAGTGTTACATTTCCATATGTTTGGCTACCTCCTAAGAAGTCTCCAGAAGTAATATAAATAGTGGAACTTGCGCCACTAAATGTTAATCCAGTAGTACTAGACAAATCCCATGAGTAATAACCTGTTATTGTGCTAGTGCCTAATATTAGACTTCTAGTTGCAGTTCCTGGACTTTTAAGTATTGTTCTTGACGTCGTTACATTGTAATTATTAGTATTAAATGTACCACTATTTAAAGTTACACCAGCTGTTGCGCTAGTAGTTCCTTGTAAAAGTGACCCTACAAGTTGCAATCCTCCAGAACCAATGCCATTGATATATAAGCGAGCATTAAAACTAATTCCATTTGTCGTTAAAGTTTGTATTGATGAAGACGCAAATATTATATCACATGCAAGGCCAGTGCCAGATGTAGAATTTCCAGAAGCTATAAAAAAATCACCGGAAACAGTCAAAGTGTATGTAGAACTATTAGCTAATGACCAGCCAGTTGTAGTAATGCTAAAGTTTAGACAGGTAAGAGTTGCTCCACTCATAACAAGAGATTTAGTCGATCCACTATTAGCATCGATTATTACATTATCAGATGCAGTTGGCACAGACGCGCCACCAGCCTGCCCTGATGCGGTAGACCAGTTTGTTGTAGATGTAGCGTTCCACGTACCGCTGCCGCCGACCCAATATCTATCTGCCATATTATCTTCTTATGTTTATTCTACAATTGGTTGTTCTTCAACTGGAGGTGCGTTAATAATCGCAAGCCAGTTATCAAATCGACCTTGCTTCATAGTAGCAATCTCTTCTGCGCTTAATTCATCATATTGTTCTTGAGGCATTACTATCGCATCACGATATGTGTGACCATCTTGAGTAATCTCAAAAATATGCTGAATGTATCCATTGTCTAGTGTGTTAATTACGTCTTGCATTATATTCTCCATTATTCTTGAACTACACCAAGCACCTGCCAAACAGCAGCTACACTATTATATATGCACATCATATATAATACTTTATTTGCAGTAGTATTAGCAGGTAATATGGCGCCACCGACTCCAATAAACGAAGTACCAAATGTTATAGTTCGCACTGTTCCGTTATCTTTAATTCTATATATGAGAGTCTGACCATCATATGGAGTACCAGTTGGATTTGCTATAGTAAGATTAGCAGCCTGTGCCGTTATAAAATATCTATCAGTTGTATCAGAGTTAACTGCGATAGACGCAATTGATGCGATAGATATCAGCGAACCAACGTTTTTAGATAATCCTGGTAGTCTTAATCTGGTAACACTCGTGTTGCCAAGTGTAATCTCATTGGTTGCTGTAGCAGAAGATGCTGCGGCAGATGCACCAATTACTGTTAGATTACTTCCCGATGTTATAGCAGTACCAGATGAATAACCAATAGCTGTATTATTGGCTCCGAGTGTATTGCCTGTAAGTGAAGAACCACCAAGCTGAATGTTAGTAGTTATACCACCACCACCGTGACTTACGACTGTGGTGCCTGAAATTTTTAATGCCATCTTCGCTCTCCTTTTTAATTTGAACTCGGCTATGGTTTATTTATATCGAAATGTATTGACTTAGAAAAAGCTTAGGAATTCTCCAAGCGTCGTAGTTACTCCGGTTACATTTGTTCCAATAATTGAATTTGGTTTAGCGTGGAACAAACTATTGACTGTAGATACGCCGATGTCTTGTAATGATATGTAATCTTGAGATATTCGTAAACCATTTGATAGTGCAAGTGTAGCTTGAGTTCCTGATGTACTAGCGTTAAGCACACTTAAGTTACCACTTACACCTTGTGATATTACATTGTTTAATATAGTAGTAGTTCCACTCGAAGGAAGTTTTAGTGTTGCTCCTGCAGTAATACTAAATCCATTAAACTGATTATTATCTGAAACTGTAGTAGTTCCACCAGCATAAAGGTATGGGTAATTATAACCACCACCAGCAAAAGTAAAGGGTCCTGAACCCGATGTCTGTATTCCACCTTGACTGACACTTGCGTTTAGAGTTGTGGTAAAGTTTGTTCCGCTAACAGTCCAAGAACCCAAAAAAAGTGCAGAACCAGCATTGGCCCAACTTAATGTTCTTGTCCCAGTACCAGTCGAACTAAAGTTTAATCCTAATGTTGCAGTCATTCCATTTAAGTTTAATGTTCCATTTGTTAGAGTTGTTGTACGAGTTGACCCAATAGTCAAAGCATCTTGAAGTTGCCAAGTTCCTCCAACACCATCAAATGTTATTGGCATATCGATTGTTTTACCATTGCTAGTAATAGTTTTTGTGCCAGATGTTGCAGCAAAATATAGAATGTTGTTGTCGGCTGGAACATTCGAACCTGTTGCAGAAAGAACTAAATTTCCATAAAGATACTGTGTTCCATTAAATTGTGGAATTCCAGAAAATCCTGTAAAATCTACTGTTTTATATTTTCTTCCAGCACCTTGAATAACAACAGTATCCGAGCCTCCAGTAACATAAATGTTTGGTGAATTAGCCTCGGTGCCGTTAGTTATTCCATGATAAATATTTCTAGTCGTGCCACTACCACCATTGGGAAAATCAAATCTACCGGTTCCCGTGTATGTATAACCAGTGGCATCATCAATATTATAGATTGTTCCTGAAGTATTTGCTATGACTATTTTACCAGTGCCAAATGTAATTGCTCGAGTGCTGGTTCCAGACGAAGACCAGTTTCCAGTTGTTAATGTATTATTATTTAAATCTATTGTACCAGCAGTTGCTGTTGTTACGCGAGTTGAACCATTGGTTAAATTGCCTATAAGTTGCCAAGTGCCGCCAACACCAATAAATCCCATTGTAACATCAAAAGCTATTCCATTTGAAGTGATTGTCTTGGTGCCTGATGTTGAAGCAAAGTTAAGACTAGTACCAGCAAACGCATTGGTCTGTACGTTAGTTCCTAGTGTAAGGTTGCCATAAACACGCGGACTATTTGCTGTTGTAATTGTTCCATTAAAGTTTGTAAAATCAATATTTCTATATGCACCAGTAGTTCCCTGAATAACAACAGTATCGGTAGCATTATTTAAAAACTCAACGCTAATGGACTGAGACTCTGTTAATCCAGACATAGTAATATTTCTTGAACCCGTACCTCCAGAATAAGTAAATTGAACTAATGGTGAAGTTCCTGTTACAGATAAACCAGTATCAGTTGCCGATGAATATACAGTACCACCATTACCAAATAGCACTATCTTTCCAGTTGTTCCAAAGGCAAGTGTTCTTGTATTACTGTTACTATTTCCAAAAGCATTAGCTGTAATTATAAAATTATTTAAGTCTAATGTACCGCCTGTTAAAGTAAAATTTGCAGATGTTGCACCTGATGGTACTGCACTAGTATATGAATCTAATAGTTTAACAGTACCGCCTGGTGAATTGACAATAAAATTAGTAAAAGTCATCGTCTTACCAGCTGTGGTTATATTCTGAGTAACACCTTGCCCAGAAAAAGTCCATGTAGGGCTAGTCAATACTGTAAAACTTATTCCAGAGCTTAAAGTAAAATCTCCATACACAACAGGATCGTTATTACCTTGACTTAAGCTATACGCACTTGTTCTTGTAGATAGAAAAGTTCCTATATTCCAACCGGCGCTAAGTGTTATAATACCATCTGTTCTTAAACCATCGCCAGTTGTTGCACCTGCATTATCAATAATGATAGTATCTTGTGCTAAAGGAAAATTGTTTATACTAAAATCAGAACCTCCTGAGCTAGTTGCCCACACTGCTCCTGTCCAACTAGCACTTGCGCCTGCCGAAGATGAATAATATACAGTTTTAGCAGTAGTAAAAGTGATATTGCTATTATTTTTACAATTACCCAAGCGAGTACCTGTCCAAGGAGAAGCAGCAGATGCACCTGCTGCAACAATATCGCTAAAGTCTATATCTGATAATGCTGCTATTGTAGCTACAGTTAATGTTCTTTGGGTCCCTATAATATCGCTTTGAACAAAAAATCTATTATTGCCGGCGTTTGCAGTACCTAAAGTTAGCGTGCCTGTTATAGTCTGATTTGCTCCAAATATGATATTTCCAAGACCAGCTGCAGCTTTACTAGTAAATGCAAGAGTTGTAAATGTATGTGCTCCTGATATTGTTGCATTAGCAATTGCCGTACTTGTCAAGTTAACTGTTCTAAAAGTGAAACTTCCACCTGTAAATGTAGGACTTGCGCCACTACAATTAACTGTAGATGTACCGGCGTCGAATGTTAAATTAGTTGCGATTGTAAAATTAAATACGTTTGTGCCAGACAAGTTAACTGTTGAACTTCCAAGTGTTAATGACCTAACACCTGTGCCAGTACTAAGAAACCCTGAGCCAGTAAACTGAAAGTTTCCTGTACTAAACGAACCTGCTGTTATCGTAGTTCCACTAGTAGCTACAGTGAAAGCACTTCCCAGTGTCCAACCACCTCCGACACCATTAAAGAAAACTCCCATAGTGCCAAGACTAATATTATTAGTAGTAATCGTTTTACCAGTAGTAGTTGCTAAAAAATTAAGTACAGCCCCATTTGTTGTTGAAAATGCAACACCTGTAGCAGCACTAGTCCAAGAACCATATACATTAAGAACTGCTGTTGCTGCTGAAGAGAATGTAACGGTACCACCGGTTGCACCTACTGCAGTAAAATCTAAACAGTTAGGTGCAACAGCAGTCAAGCCAATAGTTACTGTATAAGCTGCACCGCTGGATGTAGTTCCAAAGAACACACTATCTACTGAAGTAGGAGCAGATGCACCTATTGTTGCTGCTGTCATACTTTGAGATGCATATGTGCCGCCAATTGTGACAGTCCAAGTATTTGCAGAACCGCTACTAATTGTTCCAAGACTTACGTTAGTAGATGATCGCACAGTCATCCCAACAACAAGTGCGGGAGAACCTGTTGTCGTTAGTGTAGTGCCTGAACATGATGTAGTAGCTAATGCTAGTGGAAGTGCAGAGCTCCAGTTTGCAGTTGCGCTATTGTCCCAAGTGCCTGTTCCTCCGGCCCAATATCTATTAGCCATTTATTACGCCTCTCTAGCAACAGCAGTTACATCCCATTTAGTATCTGCTGCATTGTATACACAACCAACATAAAGCAGTTTACTCAACACGGTTAAGGTTGGAAGTACAGTTCCTATAACTCTATAGATTGCATTCCAAGAAAGCGTCTGTGCTGTTATACCATCGTCTTTAATTCTAAGTGTAAGTCTATCACCGTCTAAAGGTGTTCCAATAGGTGCGTTAATAGTTAAAGCAGCAGTAAGTGCTGTGTAAGAGTATTGATTATAAGCAGAAACATCTGGTGTTACTGAGGCTGCACTAGCGGCTGCAATAGACTTTGTGGTATATCTAGCAGATATAGATCCGGTAATAGTAACTACTCCACTAGCGTCAATACGCATACGTTCTGTGTTGTTAGTACCAAACGTCATTGGCCCATTCATCGCATTGAGCAAGTCCATTGCAGACGTTGAAGCCCGATTCACAACATAACAATTACCCGCGCTGGATTGGATTCGAAAAGCTGGGTCGCCA